CGCTGGATGGCAGGCAATGCCGCGGTGCGCTTCGACGAGAACCTGAATTTCGTGCCGACGAAGAAGCGCAGCGCCGAGAAGATCGACGGGATCGTTGCCGCCATCATGGCGTGCGGCCTCGCCATCTCCGACCAGGTCGAAGGGCCGTCGGTCTACGAAACGCGCGGGATCATGGAGATCGAAATCTGATGCGTCTTCGCGAGCGTCTTGCTTCCATGGTGTTGGGCCAGCAACTGATCGCTTCGGCTTATGGCGCGTCGCAGCCTGTGTCGCAGCCCGACCATTGGCTTGTGCGCATGGTGGGCGGCGGCAAGACACATGCCGGGCCGCGCGTCAGCGAGTATACCGCCCGGCACCTGCCGGTCGTCTATGCCTGCATCAACCGCATCAGCAATCCGGTGGCGAGCTTCCCGGTCAGCATCATGCGCCCGGGTGATAGCGGTCCCGAGGAAGCCACCGACCATCCGATGTACCGGCGGCTGAAGCTTCGGCCGAACGACTTCATGAGTTCGCGGTCGTTGCGGAAGACGTCGCAGGGCCACGCGCTGCTGTGGGGCAACGGCTATCTCGAAATCGAGCGCAACCGGGCCGGCCAGGCCGTCGGTCTCTGGCCTCTCCTGCCCGACAAGACGGAGGCGAAAAAGGAGAGCGGCGACCTGTTCTTCCGGACCAACATCGACGGCAAGACATTCGATATCGACCAGATGGACGTGGTCCACATCATGGATCAAAGCCAGGACGGCTATCGCGGCCTCTCTCCGATCGCGATGGCGCGGCAGGCGATCGGCATGGGCCTGGCCATGGAAGAGTTTGGCGGCAAGTTCTTCGCCAATGATGCCAAGTCCGGCGGCTTCCTCATGCATCCCGGCAAGCTGAGCGACATCGCGAAGGCAAATCTCGGCGGGCCGAAAGACAAGCGTGCCGACCCCGGCGCCAACCTGGAAAAGCAAGGCGGCCTCGACAACGCGCACCGCGTCAAGGTGCTCGAAGAGGGCATGAAGTGGATCCAGACTACGATTCCGCCCGAAGACGCGCAGTTCCTCGGCAGCCGGGAGTTCCAGATCGCCGAGATTGCCCGCATTTACGACGTGCCTTTGATCCTGCTGCAAAGCCAGGAGAAAACCAGTTCCTGGGACAGCGGTATTGAGCAGCTTCGGCTCGGCTTCTTCCAGCAGACGATTGCACCGTGGATCGACTGCTGGGAACAGGAGCTGAACTGGAAGCTCTTCACCGAGGCCGAGCGCGAGCAGGGCTATTTCGTCAAGTTCAACATGAATGCGCTGCTGCGCGGCGACATGCAGGGCCGCGCCGCCTTCTACAAGACGATGTTCGAGCTCGGCATGACGCTCAACCAGATCCTCGCCCTCGAGGACATGAACGGCATCGGCGACCAGGGCAACGTTCCCTTCGTCTCGAACAATGTCCAGACCCTCGAACGGGCGATCAATCCGCCGGCGCCACCCGCATCTTCACCGCCCGCACCCAAACAGGAGGCCGCATGAAATACGCTCATATTCTCCTCGCGGTCGCTTCCGAGTTCTGGGCGATCGATGCGCAGAAACTGGACCAGATCGTCGCGTTCCTCGTCATGCAGGCGGACGGCGAGAAGCTTTCCGCAGAACAGATCGAGGCGCGGATTTCGAAGCAGGCGGAACGCGATGTCGCGCGCCGCGAGGGGGCGGTCGCCGTCCTGCCGCTGCGCGGCGTCATCGCTAACCGCATGAACATGATGTCCGACATTTCTGGCGGCACATCTTCGGAGGGTTTCGGCCGGATGTTCGACGCCGCTGTCGCCGACGACGGCGTGAAGGCCATTGTCATCGACGTCGACAGCCCTGGCGGCGTGGTTTCGGGCACCGACGAACTTTCGTCGAAGATTTTCGCGGCCCGCGGCAAGAAGCCGATCGTCGCGCATGTCAACGCCATGGCGGCGAGCGCCGCCTACTGGATCGCAACCGCCGCCGACGAGATGGCTCTCAGCCCGTCGGCCGAGGTCGGCTCGATCGGCGTCGTCGGCGTGCATGACGACATCAGCGCGGCTCTCGAAAAGGCCGGCGTCAAGAAGACGATCATCAGCGCCGGCAAATACAAAGCTGAGGGCGCGCCGTTCATGCCGCTTGGTGAGGAAGCGCTTGCTCACAGGCAGGAGCGCGTCAACGCCTATTACGATCAGTTCGTTCGCGCCGTGGCGCGCAATCGTGGCGCCTCGCTGGCGGCAGTGCGCGACGGATTCGGGCAGGGCCGCATGGTGATGGCGGCCGATGCCGTCGCTGAAGGCATGGCGGACCGCATAGCCACGCTTGACGAAACGATTGCCCGTTTCGGCGCGATCGCCCAGCCGACAAAACGGCTCGCCGCCGAGCGCATGCGCCGGGCCGCAGAACTCTAACCTTCGATCCCTTTCGATTTGCTCGAAACTTCGTCCGCGGGCCGGCGCGGGCGTCGATCATCCCTGTCCGGTTCTCAGCGAAAAGGAAAATCCAATGCTGACCAAACGTTCCGCCGCAGTGTTTGGCGGCCTCTTCCTTACGTGCCTTGCCGTCGTTGCAATCATGGTGTTCGCACCCGATCTGCAGCAGGCCTTTCATCACTTCTCCCTCGGCGGCGATCATCATTCCCTGCTCGCCGAAGTCGGTCTCGCCGGCCTCCGCTCCAAGCGCGTTGCCGTCGTCGACAAGATGAAGGCCATCATCGAGAAGGCTGAAGGCGAAGACCGCGATCTCACCGCCGAAGAGCAGGCCGAATTCGACCAGCTCAAGCAGGACAAGGCGAGCCTGGACAAGCGTATCGAGCGCGCCACGGAAATGGAGAGCACGACTGCCGCTCTTGGCGAAGTCATCCCCGCCCGCTCGCGCCAGGCAGGCATCCAGCGCCCTGGCGGCGATCCCGCCGCGCGTGAGTTCGAGAATATCGGCGAATTCATGCACGCTGTTCGCTTCCGCCCGAACGATCAGCGCCTCAACTTCGTCGAAGGGGCAGGCGCTGCCGGCGACGAGCTGAACGCCGAGTTCCGCATGGATGATGGCCCGTCTGGCGGCTTCATGATCCCGCCGCAGCTGCGCAGCGTCATCATGAGCGTTCCGCCGCAGGATGCTCTTGTGCGCCCGCGCGCCAATGTCATCGAGGCCGGCGACCCGCCGGATGCCGGCATCACCATGCCCGCGCTCGATCAGACCGGCGCCAATCCGGCCAACATGTTTGGCGGCATGACGTTCTCGTGGATCGGTGAAGGCGATGAAAAGCCCGAAACCGACGCCAAGCTGCGCGAGTTCACCCTGACGCCTTATGAGATCGCTGGCATCGTCACCGTCACCGACAAGCTGCTCCGCAACTGGCGCGCGGCGGCGGGCTTCATCGAGAACCTGATGCGCGGCGGCGTCTCGGCGGCCGAGGATTACGCGTTCCTGCGCGGCGATGGCAACAAGAAGCCGCTCGGCATCATCAATGCCGGCGCGACCAAGTGGATCAACCGGGCCAATGCCAACCAGGTCGGCTATGTCGATCTCGTCACCATGGTCGCGCGGCTGTTGATGCGTGGCGCCACTTCCCCCGTATGGTCGATTCCGCAGGCGGTGCTCCCGCAGATCGCCCTGCTCACGGATCCGGAAGGCCATTACATCTGGCAGGCCAATGCCAAGGATGGCTTCGCCGGCACGCTGCTCGGCTATCCGGTCCGCTGGAACAACCGGGCTCCGCTGTTGGGCACCAAGGGTGACGTCATCCTGGCTGACTGGTCCTACTATGTCATCAAGGATGGCTCGGGCCCGTTCGTCGCCACGTCCGAGCACGTCAAGTTCACCTCGAACAAGACCGTGATCAAGATCTTCTGGAACGTCGACGGCGCGCCTTGGCTGACCGCGCCGATCAAGGAAGAAAACGGCTACGACGTCTCGCCCTTCGTCGGCCTCGACGTCCCTGCCTAACGGCGTTGATTAAAGCCGACCGCCGCCCTCAACGCGGCGGTCTTCCAGCTCTCCCCTCACTCAAAAATGGAAAGGTCCGCAAAATGCGCGACTTCATGAACCGACTCGACATGCGCCGTGCGGTTAGCCCGGCCGCCGCCGGCACCGACAACACGGCCATCGTCTCGCAGATCATCGACACGGCC